CCTAAAAATTTGCAAAACCGTGTAATAGTAAAGAATGGTATTAAATACCCAGGTAATGAGCACGTTGGAGCATTTGGATGTGACTCATATGATATATCGGGCACTGTTGATAAAAGAGGATCTAAAGGATCTTTGCATGGGCTGACCAAGTTTAGCATGGAGGATGCACCTCCTAATATGTTTTTTTTAGAATATATTGCTAGACCTCAAACAGCTGAAATATTTTTTGAAGATGTGCTTATGGCATTAGTGTTTTACGGAATGCCGCTATTGTGTGAAAATAATAAACCTCGATTGTTATATTATTTAAAGCGAAGAGGTTATAGAGGTTTTTCAATGAACCGACCAGATAAGCTTTGGAATAAGCTTTCTGTTACAGAAAAAGATATAGGCGGCATACCAAACTCGTCTGAAGATATTAAGCAAGCGCACGCTGCTGCAATTGAAAGTTATATAGAAAATTATATAGGTCAAGTTACAGAAGGTATATACGGTGATATGTATATGCAAAAAACCTTAGAAGACTGGGCTGGGTTTAATATAAACAACAGAACAAAATTTGATGCAACAATTAGTTCTGGCTTAGCTATTATGGCTTGCAATAAAAACAGATATAGACCGTCTGCGGAAAAAGTTATAAAATCTGTACCGCTTGGGTTTAAAAAATATAACAATAAAGGATATAGTTCAAAAATAATATAATAAATGGTTAACACTAATTACAAAAGCTCGTTTCCCGATCAGGTGGTACCTAATGAGGAAAAGCAGTCATTAGAATATGGTTTGCAAGTAGCGAGAGCTATTGAAGGCGAGTGGTTTAGAAATAACCGTGGTGGCGATAGATTTACTGCTAATTTTCAGGAGTATCATAGGCGTAGACTATATGCTAGAGGGGAACAGCCGATTCAAAAATACAAAGATGAATTATCTATTAATGGTGATTTATCTTACCTTAATTTAGACTGGAAACCTGTACCTGTTGTACCTAAATTCGTAGATATTGTTGTGAATGGTATGTCGCAACGTAACTATGAAATAAAAGCATATGCTCAGGATCCTGTTGCGCAAAAGAAAAAAACAGAGTATGCTAAAAATATAATGCTGGACATGAGAAAGTATGAACAGCTTATGGCATTAACAGAGCAAACTGGCCGAAATTTCTTTTCTACAGATGACCCGCAAGGCCTACCAAAGAATAAAGAAGAATTTGAGTTGCATATGCAAATGGATTATAAAGAATCTGTTGAATTAGCTACTGAGCAACTTATAAACAATTGTTTAGATAAAAATAAATACGACGAAATTCGTAAAAGAATTATACAGGATTTAGTTATATGCGGTATAGGTGCGGCTAAAACAGAATATAATAAGTCAAATGGATTACAAGTGAAATATGTTGATCCATCAAATTTAGTTTATTCTTACACTGAAGACCCTAATTTTGACGATTTATATTATATAGGCGAGGTTAAGCAAATTTCATTATCAGAAATTGCAAAGCTTTTTCCATATCTTACACCGCAAGATTTAGAAGAAATACAAAAGTACCCTGGCAATAATGACTATATAAGAAATTATTACGGGCAAAATGATAATAACACAATTAGTGTTATGTTTTTTGAATACAAAACTTTTGAAAAGCAAGTATTTAAAATTAAAAGAACTGAGTTTGGTTTAGAAAAAGCGTTAGAAAAGCCAGACTTTTTTGCGCCACCACCTAGCGATAACTTTGAAAGAGTTGAAAGAGTAATTGAGGTATTATATACTGGGGCAAAAATATTGGGTCATGAAAAAATGCTATCATGGAAGATGGCTGAAAATATGACCAGACCATATGCGGATTCACCTAAAGTTGAAATGAACTATACTTTGGTTGCGCCTAGAATGTATAAAGGAAAAGTTGAATCATTAGTAAGTCGTGTAACAGGGTTTGCTGATATGATTCAGCTTACACATTTAAAGCTGCAGCAGGTAATGTCTCGTATGGTACCAGACGGCGTTTACGTTGATGTTGATGGTTTAGCTGAAGTAGACTTGGGCAACGGAACAAACTATAATCCGGCGGAGGCATTAAACATGTACTTTCAAACTGGTAGCATCGTAGGCCGTTCGTTTACGCAAGATGGCGATATGAACCCTGGTAAAGTGCCTATCCAAGAATTGCAAACATCATCTGGACAGGGCAAAATTGCTTCGCTTATTAGCACGTATCAATATTATTTACAGATGATAAGAGACGTGACGGGATTAAACGAAGCAAGAGACGGTAGTGCGCCGGATAAAAATGCATTGGTTGGTTTGCAAAAACTTGCAGCCGCAAATAGTAATACAGCTACAAGGCATATATTACAATCAGCTTCTTTTGTTACGCTTAGGTTATGTGAAAATATTTCTTTAAAAGCTAAAGATATATTTGAATTTGCCTTAACAGAGGAAACGCTATTAGAAAGTATAAATCAATTTAATGTTGAAACATTAAAAGAGGTTTCGGATTTACATTTGCATGATTTTGGCATATATCTACAGCTTGAGCCTGACGAGGAAGAGAAGGCACAATTGCAACAAAACATACAAGCGTCACTGCAAGCTGGAGCAATATATTTAGATGACGTTATAGAAATTCAAAATATTAAAAATATTGATTTAGCCAATAAATACTTAAGGCTTAAAAGACGTCAAAAGCAACAACAAGATCAGCAAGCACAACAGGCTAATATACAAGCGCAAGCGCAAGCAAATGCCGAAACTGCAGAAAAAGCGGCTCTTGCAGAGTTGCAAAAACAACAAGCTCTTACTGAAAGTAAATTACAATTAGAACAAGGTAAGTCGCAGTTTGAAATACAAAAACTTGAAAGAGAGGCTGAAATTAAAATGCGCTTAATGGAACTTGAATTCCAATTCAATAAGCAATTAGCAGAAGCTCAGTCTGAAGTTTTAAAAAACAAAGACGCTTACAAAGAGGACAGAAAAGACGAGCGCACTAAAATACAAGCAACGCAACAATCAGAATTAATTGATCAGCGTAAAAACGATACATTACCGAAAAACTTTGAATCCGCGGGATTCGACGTATTAGGTGGTTTTGACTTAGGTCAGTTCGACCCTAAGTAATTTTTATTAATTTTATAATATTTTATCATGGCAGAAATAGTCAAGCAAGAGGGTGAATTTAAAGTTAAACCTCGAAAAATGAAAAAGCTTTCTGAGGCACCTGAAACTATTAAAGTAGATTTGTCTCAAAAGCCGGAAGAAACACAAGAAACAGGTGATACCATTAAGGTAGATCTTACCGAAAAAACAGAACAAGAAGATGCCGTTCAAGTCAGTACAACAGATGAGAGCAATGCTCCTGTCAAAGAATCCGAAGACTCGCGAAGTAGCGAAGAAGTGGTTGAAGAAGTACGGCAGCCCGAAGAAACGGTAGAAGATACGCCTGTAATACAAGAAGTAACAGAAGAAGAGGTTCAAGAGCAAACTGAAACCTTGCAAGGGCAAGTTGAGGATGCCGTGCAGCAGTCACAAGACACTGCAGAGCCATTGCCAGAAAACATTCAAAAGGTTGTAGACTTTATGGGTGAGACTGGTGGAACATTAGAGGATTACGTAAGATTAAACGCAGATTATTCTAATGTAGATAACAATACACTTTTGCGGGAGTATTACCGCCAAAGCAAACCTCATCTAGACTCTGAAGACGTAGGTATTCTTTTAGAAGATTTTACGTGGGACGAAGATATAGATGATGAAAAAGATGTACGTAAGAAAAAAATTGCGTATAAAGAAGAAGTTGCAAAAGCCAAAGGTTTTTTGGAGGGACTGAAAGATAAATATTACGACGAGATCAAGTTGAGACCCGGCGTAACTCAGGAACAAAAACAAGCAGTTGACTTTTTCAATCGATACAATGAAGAACAGCAAACTATAAAGCAGCGAACTGAAAATTTTCAGGATCGTACAAAAACTTATTTCAACGATGATTTCAAAGGTTTTGATTTCAGCCTCGGCGAAAAAAAGTTTAGATACGGATTAAAAGATAATTCTTCAGTCGCAAATCAACAATCAGATATAAGTAACTTTATCAAGAAGTTCTTGAATAACAAAGGTGAAGTGTCAGATTTAAGTGGATATCATAAAGCTTTATATGTTGCTAACAATCCTGACAGAGTAATAAATCATTTTTATGAGCAGGGGCGTGCGGATGCAGTTCGTGAATTAACAGCTAAGTCTAAAAACATTAGCAACGAACCGCGTCAGACACAAACAGGCGATGTATTTATTAATGGTTTAAAAGTCAAAGCTGTTACTGGCGCTGATTCTTCAAGACTTAAAATTAAAACAAAACGTTAAAACTTAAAATTAAAACAAAATGGCATTATCACCTTTGTATGGTTCGTTGATCCCAACGGCCGCAAAACAAACTGGTACCGGAAACTATCTTGATTTTACAAGCGGTGCTGGTAATGACTTTTCTCAACAATATCTACCTGAAATTTATGAAGCTGAAGTAGAGCGCTACGGAAACCGTACGCTTTCTGGATTTCTTCAGATGGTAGGCGCTGAGATGCCAATGACTTCTGACCAAGTTATTTGGAGTGAGCAAAATCGCTTACATATTTCTTATAACGCATGTACAATTGCTGCTACTGGCGATGCTACTATTACTATCGGCGACAACGCTGACGGAGGAAGTAGTATTGTTGGTGGAGCTGGAAAGCATCACGCTATCCGCAAGAATGCATTAATCGTAGTTCTTGACCCTGCTACGGGCACTGAATCTAAAGCTTTTGTAAGCGCTGTTACAGGAACAACTGTTGAAGCACACCCTTTTGGAGTTGATGCTTGGCCACAAGTTCTTGTTGACGCGACTGCTTTGAAAGTATTTGTATTTGGTTCTGAATTTGGAAAAGGAACTTCTGGAATGGAAGGTTCAGTACAACCTGAGTTTACTCAGTTTAACAACTCACCAATTATCATTAAAGACCACTATGGTATTAATGGTTCTGACACTGCTCAGATTGGATGGGTTGAAGTTGCTACTGAAGACGGAACTTCTGGATATCTATGGTATCTAAAGGCTGAGTCTGAAACAAGACTACGTTATCAAGATTACTTAGAAATGACTATGGTCGAAGCTGAAAAAGCTGATGGCACACTGGCTGGTATCTCTGCAAACTCGCAAGATGTCAAAGGTACACAAGGTCTTTTCTCTGCAATTACTGAGCGTGGAAACGTATATTCAGCTTTCCCAGCAGACCTAGATTCTTTTGATGAAATCCTTAAAAACCTAGACGGGCAAGGTGCTATTGAAGAAAACATGCTTTTCTTAGATCGTACCACTAATCTAGCTTTTGATGATATGCTTGCAGGTCTTTCTGCTGGCGGAAATGGAGGTACAGCTTATGGACTATTTGAAAACTCTGAAGAAATGGCATTGAATCTTGGATTCACTGGCTTCCGCAGAGGTTCTTATGATTTTTATAAGACTGACTGGAAATACTTGAATGACGCTTCAACACGTGGTTTTGATAATAGCTTCGGCACTACTTCAGAAGACTCAATTGATGGTGTTCTTATTCCGGCTGGTACTTCTACTGTATATGACCAAATCCTTGGTACTAATATTCGACGACCATTCCTTCACGTACGTTACCGTGCTTCTGAAGCTGATGATCGAAGACTTAAAACTTGGATTACAGGTTCAGTAGGTGGAGCATTTACTTCAAGCGAAGACGCAATGAACGTACACTTCTTGTCAGAAAGATGTTTGTGTGTTCAAGGTGCTAACAACTTCGTATTGTTGAAGAAATAAGCATTATCCTTTTAAAAATTACCCTCGTTTAATTACGGGGGTAGTTTTTATTTTTATTAAAACTTTTATTATATTATATCATGGCAAAAAAAGCTACAGCAGAAGAAACAATTGAGGTTGCGCCTCAGGAAATAGTTAAGGCTAAAACTGTAAAAAAAGAGCCAACAAAACCAAAATGGGAAGTTAAAGACAGGCATTATTATTTAGTAGACATGTCTCCACTAACATTCGCAATGCCGGCAAAACATTCAAGGCATAGACAAATGCTTTGGTTTGATCCGGAAAAACAAGAGCAAAGAGAACTTAGATATGCTACCAATCAAAACTCACCGTTTGTAGATGAACAAAAAGGCGAAGTTACATTAGGGCATATTATGTTTAAAAACGGGCATTTATTTGTGCCTAAAGAACAACAAGCATTACAAAAACTCCTTTCTTTATACCACCCTTTTTTAGGCAAAAGATATTTTGAGCATGATTCTGTTGTTGAAGCTGGCGATCAGCTTGACAATATTGAATTTGAGCTTGAAGCACTAAACGCAGCAATGTCTATGGATGTTGATATGGCTGAAGCTATAGTGCGTGTTGAATTAGGAAGTTCGGTGTCAAGCATGAGCTCAAAAGAATTAAAAAGAGATTTACTTTTATTCGCTAAAAGAAATCCAGGTTTATTTTTAGAGCTTGCAAATGATGAAAATGTGCAGCTTCGTAACTTTGCGATTAAAGCTAAAGAAGCAAATATCATTAAACTTTCGCAAGACCAAAGAGTCTTTTCATGGGCTTCAAATGATAAAAAACTTATGACAGTTCCATTTGACGAAAACCCATATTCAGCTTTTGCTGCCTTCTTGCAAACAGACGAAGGCGTAGAGGTTTATAAATCAATTGAGAAAAAGTTTGCATAACGCGTGATATTAATATAGAGCGGTAGCGTTATGTTGCCGCTCTTTATTAAAATAAAAATATGGCTATAAATATTAATTCAGTATATAAAACTGTTCTCGTAGTTTTAGAACAAGAAAAAAGAGGTGCGCTTTTGCCTACTGAATTTAATAAGATTGCTAATCAAGCACAACAAGAAATATTTACAGAATATTTAGACGATTATAACCAATTGTTAAGAATGCCACAAACTGATTTAGCTTATGCTGACAGAATGGCATTACTACAAGAAAAAATATCGTTATTTCAAAAAACCGGTGCTTTATCTCAAACTGGGAGCACGGGTTCTTCAAGCGCAATACAACCTTCTGATCTTTACAAAATAGATGAACTGAGTTATACAGACGGCTCTACTCAGGCTATATCAAGAATTGAAAGAATTAACAGATACGATTTATATACTATTAATCAAGGGTCTTTAACTTCACCATCATTTGCATATCCTGTGTATATTTACGAAAATAAAAGTTTTACTTTTTATCCAAATTTAGTAGCAGGGGTTGTACGGATAAATTATATGAAAAAGCCGGTGCAAGCTGAATGGGGCTTTAATGTAGACTCTAATTTGGGTAGTTATGTTTATAATAGCAATATATCTACGAACTTTGAAATACACGAATCAGATGAACCTTTGCTGGTAAGTAAAATATTAACTTATGCAGGCGTTACAAGTAATGATCCTGAAGCAGCTTCATTAGGTGCGCAAAAAGAGCAGCAGGTAACCGCAAATTCACAAAAATAACACATGGCAGATACTACTTCAATAAATGGTTTTATATCCTTAGAAGAGGCTGTAAACAACTTTATAGTTTCTTATACAGGAACCGGCAGGCTTATACCCGATTTTAAAAGAACGGAGGTTGTTTTGCATGCTAAAAGATGTTTGCAAGAATTTGCTTATGATACTATAAAAAGTCAGTTTTCAAAAGACTATACCGGTGTAAATACATCACTTGATTTGCCAGAAGACTTTGTTTCAATAATAGAAGTTACAGCAGGTGGCTTTCGACAAGAACAGTCATATTCAACTCCACCTGTTAGCGGTGGTTATTTTTTTATAGACTACAATAATAATACTATAACATTAGGTTCAGGAGGAACTAATACAGTAAAGTATTTATCGAATATACTTACGCTAGACGAATCAGCAGCTATACCTAAGTTAGCTGAGGAAGCATTGTATACCTGCATGGCTTATTCAATTCTTTCTAATCGGCCTGACACTGCTCCTGCAATATTGCAAAAGTTAATGGTTGAAAAAACAAAACAATTAGAAAAATCAAAGTCAAGATTAGTCTTTACTAATTTTTCTTCTTAATAAATAATAATAATGGCTATAAACGTAAATACTGTATACCAAACTGTTTTATATATTTTAAATAAAGAACAGCGGGGTTATATGACCCCAGACGAGTTTAATAAAACCGCAACACAGGTACAGTTAGAAATTTTTGAAAGCTATTTTGAAAATTTAAACCAACAATTACGCGCACGCCAAACAGATGATGAATATTCTAACCGCCAAAAAAATACAGATGAGGCTATATCTATATTTAAACAAGTTGGTAATACATTTACGGTACCAGCCGGCAGAGTTTTAACAGCAACTGTTACTGACGGAGGGACTGGATATAGTAACGGTACAAATGTTGCTACCACTGGCGGTGATGGCTCAGGGTTTACTGTAAATATTACAACATCTGGCGGGGTAATACAAACCGCTACAGTTGCATCGGGAGGTTCAGGGTATTTGGGAGGGAATACGGTAATAGTAACAGGGGGTTCTACGGATAGCATTTTAACAATAAGTTCTGTTAATCCCGATTTATATTTTTCTGTTCCAAATGATTTATACAAGTTGGGAACGGTTATATATGATAACACAACGGAGGTACAGCATGTAGATAGAAACAGATATCTGTATTTAGCGTCTTCGCCGTATACTCAGCCTACTACTAATTTTCCAGTGTATATGTATGAAAGATCAACTCAAGGCACAAGCGGAAATAATACAAGCAACCCTCATTTGTATATATACCCCTCTAGCATAACAAATGCTAATGATATAAAAGTGTCTTATATAAGAAAACCCTCTGATGTTGTTTGGGGTTTTTCTACTGGTAATTTAGGTCAATATTTATATTCATCTAATGTTTCAACTCAGTTTGAATTAATAGAGTCAGAACAAACCAATATTGTATTAAGAATACTAGCATATGCTGGTGTTATAATAAGAGACCCGCAAGTAGTGCAAGTGGCAGCGCAGGCAGTAAGAGCAGAACAAGTAAATTCTAAAAGTTAATATATGGCAGCACCAAACGGAGGTTTAATAACCCAAACTAACGAGCAATATTACACCGGTGATAATTATGGTAGCTATAGATATTTATCAGTAAATGATATAATTGATAACTTTATAATTAGCTATGTTGGTGATGGCAAATTGTTGCCTTCTGTAAAAAGAACAGATATTATATTTCACGCTAAGCGAGCTATGCAAGAGTTTAGCTATGACACTCTTAAAAGCATTAAATCTCAAGAGCTCACAATTCCAAATAATCTTACTGTTGCAATACCACAAGACTACGTTAATTATGTTAAAGCATCGTGGATAGATGATTTTGGCGTTAAGCACATTATATACCCTACTAGATTAACTAGTAACCCAACAGAAATACCAATACAAGATGGCCAAGGTATACCAACGCAAGATATTAGTGGCGAAAATTTAGAAGGTACATCAATTACAGAAGAAAATTGGGAATCTGCTGATACTAAAAAAATAACAGGTGTTTATGATCCTTACCTTTATGATGCTGATGTAAACGTGGACCCAGGATACAGAACTTTGGTAGGGCAAAGATTTGGCGCAAATCCAGAAACAACACAGATTAATGGTTGGTTTACCATAAATGAAAGAGAGGGTAAGTTTTCTTTTTCTAGTAATTTAGTTGATAAAATAATAATTTTAGAATATATATCTGACGGCTTGGCTTATACTGAAGATATGAAAGTGCCTAAAATGGCTGAAGAAGCGTTTTATGCTTATATAATTTATGCTTTAATTTCTGTTAGGCCTAATATACCAGAATATATTGTTGCAAGGTTTAAAAAAGAAAGACGCGCAAAAATACGTAATACTAAATTACGATTATCAAATATTAAACTTGAGGAAATTTCACAAGTATTTAGAAATAAATCTAAAATAATCAAAAACTAATGCCTGAAGCTAAAAACGCCTTCATAAAATCGAAGATGAACAAGGACCTAGATGCGCGGTTATTGCCGTCTGGAGAATACAGACATGCTATCAATGCACAAGTTAGCAGATCAGAAGGCCCGGACGAAGGTGCTTTAGAAAACATATTAGGTAATATATCTGTTGTAAATTTTGCCCCAAGCGGCGTGTCAGATTTAAGTTCTATTGGTTTTTTAACAGATGAAGCAAGAGGATTAATATTTGTTTTTTTAACAGACAATAGCTCAGAGGCGTATACCAATGGTCCCGGCCCCGGCACCGGTTCAAATCATTATATATATCAATATGATATAAACAACGCCACTGCTACGCTACTTGTAACAGGTCCGTTTTTAAATTTTTCTAAACTATATCCAATAACAGGTGTTAATATTTTAGAAGAATTATTATTTTTTACAGATAACAGAAACCAGCCTAGAAAAATAAATATTGAATCAGCAGCAGGCGGATCATATTATACAACAGAAGATCAACTATCTGTTGCAAAATATAATCCGTATTTACCAATGGAGCTATACAAGTTAAACACTGATTCTTCATCTGCTATTCAATATGAAACTACAATGAAAGATGTTTCAAGTGTATTTCTTCCAGATGGCGGAATGGCTGGTATTGTAAGTTGGAGTGGAAACTCTGGTACAATAAACGAGTTAGTTTTTCCTGGCGCTTATTCTGAGCCCACAAACGGATTAAGTGTTGCTAAGCTTAGTGAAAATGGTTTATTAACAGACTTGGGGCTAGAGGTTCAGTCATATGTTACGTCTAGTGGCGTTTTAACAATATCAGGTAGCGCTTCATTTCAAACAACTGACAAAGTAGTATTCGTTCCTAATCCATATTATGATCTTACATATTTAGGTGATTCTAAATTTATAGAAAATAAATTTATAAGATTTAGCTATAGATTCAAATTTGATGATGGTGAATATTCAATATTTGCACCATTTACGCAGTCATGCTTTATTCCGAAGCAGGACGGCTACTTTTTTGACGAAGATCAGCAAGAGGCGTTTGAATCAAGTATTGTTGCCTTTATGGAAAACAAAGTTAATAATATTGAATTAATAATACCTCTTCCAGGTGCCGCAAGCTCAATAGAATCAGATTTTCTTATAAAAGAAATTGATATTATTTCAAAAGAATCAGATGGGTTAGCGGTAAATGTTATAGATACAATACCTATTTCTGTAATAAGCAGTACTGGGTCTGATGAATACTACACATATAATTACACAAATAAAAAGCCATATAAAACCTTACCGGAAAAAGACTTAATAAGAGTATACGATAAAATACCAGTTAGAGCTCTATCTCAAGAAGTCGCTAGCAATAGAATAATATATGGTAATTTCCAAACAAAACACACTCCACCACCGGCTTTAAACTATAATGTAGCAATCACCGAAAAATCTAATTTTAATTTAAAAACAGGGGTTGCAGATGTAGACGGGGACTACGTAGATGCAACTACATTAAATATTGATAATATATCAGGCCCTGTTGCTGGATTCGAACCTTACCCGGGGGCAGTTGTTACAGGTAATGGCATTTCTGGAACGGTTATAGTAACATCTTTTACACCGCCTTCTACATTGGTGGTAGATACCGCTATTTCTGTACCAAATAATACTGTTCTTTCGTTTTCAGCTCAAGGCGACGTTGAAACATCAACAAGCTTAGTAGAATACCCCAGTAGCTCATTGAAAACAAACAGACAATATCAAATTGGATTTGTTTTATCAGATAGATACGGAAGACAATCTGGAGTTATACTTTCTAATAGTACCAACTCCATTACAGTTGGTACAGAAACATATCTAGGGTCAACTGTGTATGCTCCATATATAACGGAAGAAATTGCACCTGACGAGTGGAGGGGTCAATCAATAAAAGTTTTATTTAATCAATTAATAACTTCCGGAGTAAATAATAATTTTTCAAGTAGTACATTAGAACCAGGTATTTATAACGGGGATGTTAACGATCCTGCTTATAATCCGTTAGGTTGGTACAGTTATAAAATAGTTGTAAAGCAAACCGAACAAGAGTATTACAATGTTTATACTCCTGGAGCTTTAAAAGGTGATGCTGCTATTAATGCAACAGACGGAAGAGAAGCATCTTATGTATCGCTTATAAATGATAATATAAATAAAGTACCTAGAGATTTAGCAGAAGTTGGTCCACAGGATAAATCATTTAGAAGTTCAGTTCGTTTATATGGCCGTGTTAACAATGAAGATACAACCGGCATACCTAGCTATTCATTTTCTGTAACTGGTAATAAACAATTTTACCCGGCAAAAAATTCATTTACTGTAAATAATATACAGGACTTATTTGATTTGTTTAATTATGACAATTCAGCACCTCCAATTACAAGTGGGGATAATATATTTTTATTTTATAATAATATTGCTAATCCAATAGTTGGCGAGATTACTACAAGTTTTAATAGTGACTTACAGTTTGGAACCCCTGCTAATGCCGCAACTCCTTTTGCAACCATTGAAAATTTAGCTGTTTTTGAAACAGAACCCGTTGAGTCAAAATTAGATATATTTTGGGAAACTACATCAGCTGGTCTTGTTTCAGATTTAAACTCAGCTTACGCAAATTCCTCAAGTGGTGCTGTTGCATTTTTTAGCAGCTTTAATACATCGCCATTTGATGAAGATATTGCAAGCGGAGCAGACATACTTGCGGGAGATTTTAGGTTAGTTGATAATTTTGGTGCAGATATTGATACTAATACAATAACTTCTTTAACTCTTTCAAGTGTTTTTGATAGAGAAGGAACCCCACAAAATGTAACAACATATTTTAATTTAGTAGATGATGGCGCTTTTAATTACAATGTTCAAACAACATCTGCTTTTTTTAATAATATATATTATGGCGCTACCGCAGGAAAAAGAAACTTCGATTTTACTTTTCAAGCGGTGTTAACAGACGGCAGTAATTCTACAACAACTGTAATAACAAAAGAGGGTTTACTTGGTAATATTACGCCAGAAATATTTGCATCAAATGGTACGAGCTCGCCTGATGGTGATCTTGGTACAATAGGCAGGTCTACATCAACTATCCTAACTATCACGGGCAAAAACGGTGGAAACAGCAATCATTCTGGAAAAGATCTTACTTGGACAATTACATCTCAAACTGGAAGTTCTGGTAATTCTGTATCTCATTTTTCGCTAATTACATCAAATACAAATTCGCTATCTACTTGTCAAGTCATAAATGATGAATCTCAAATAGGTATTCCTGTAGATGATTATGAAATAGTTGTTAGACTGCGGGATGCCGGTGGTGCGCAAGATACTTTGGTTATCACTGTTAGTTTTGGAAATGTTGTATCCACTGTTAGAAGGCGTGAGGCTATATACGCGCCAAATAACTATGACGAAATTGATGTGGAATTTGTAGAATTATGGTTTGACGAGGGCGCTCCAACAGATGGGTATTATTTGTATAATGGAACATGGGAAGATCTTACCCTTACAGCAGACTCCTCAAATGCTATAGAAATTGATAGAACAAATGCTAGTGTTAGAATCAGTGGAACAACTACTTGCGGGAGTAATGATTGGGCTAGAGGGGCAACAGGAAGTGCAGCGTTTACAGCTTTGGAGCAGTGCGAATATGACAATGCTCTTTTTGCAAGCAGTTATGGAAATACGGTGCCTTCATCAAGTGTAGATGTATACAGTTTTGTTATTGTATGAAAAATCGTTTAGGTAATTATAAGCTTAGGCTGCATGATGAGCATACTCAAAAATTAATAAACGAAGTAAAAAAAATTAATTGGGAAGGATATAAGCTTTATCTTGTTGGAGGAATTATAGAAAATAAATGGGATTCAAAAGATATTGATTTTGCAGTTGTAGGAAATAAAGTTTTGCCCCATTTAAAAGAATCTTTAACTAAAGCTATACTTATAAACCCTATTGTTATTGATATACATTACCGAAAAAAAGTACACAGTTCGCACCAATCTATACACGGCATGCTTAGCTTAGAGGATAGAAAATTTGGTGTTAGCATGGAACGATATAAAATAGCGTCAGGCGTCCATAGAAGGTTTAAAGGCGAATGGGGAAAAGATGGGCTTTTTTGGGTTAGCCCTACGTATCTTAATGAAACAAAACAAAAAAGAAATTATACAGAAGAGCCAATACTAATATATGACGGAACTGTGTAATAATTTATATAAATAAGTGATAATAAATGGGTGCAATCATAGAAGTTAAATACTTTAACACCTTTCTTTTGAAAAGAGTAGGCCAAATTGGAAATGCTAGCAACGGCAGAGGTGGCGCTAATGGTTCTTTTGGTATACCTGAAGATTTAGGGGGCTACCCGCAAATAGCGCCTACTAATGTATCGGATAGCACATGGGCAATTGAAGAGTCCAGAATACGAGGTGGGTATAATAATACTACAGTGGATTTTGGGGTAAAAGCTTATTTAGTTGAAGATGAACCAAACGGATCTGTAAGAGGCAATGCATTAATTTATTCAGGTATATTTAATTCTAGAACAGGTATTAATGATACTAATGTATTTTCAGTTGGTGAGGATATAACTAAATCAGTTGACCCCGCTAAAGGAAGTATACAAAAACTATATGCTGAAGATACTAACTTGGTTATATTTCAGGAAAATAAAGTTAGCAGAGCTCTTATAGATAAAGACGCTATATATTCGGCTGAAGGCGGGGGTACTGTTACATCTTCCAGAGTTGTAGTTGGCCAAATAGTTCCATATGCAGGTGAATTTGGTATTAGCAAAAACCCAGAAAGCTTTGCTGTTTATGGTTATCAAAAATATTTTACTGATAAACGCAGAAATTCTGTTTTGAGACTTTCAATGAATGGTATTGAGGAAATTTCAAAATACGGAATGCGAGATTATTTTAGAGATAAATTTAACGATATAGACTCACCTGAGGGGCCTGGTATTATTTTAGGCGGCTACGATATACATAATAAACAGTATGTTGTTTCTACACAAAAAAACGTTTCTTCTTCAAACGAAATGTATGATACTTTAGCTTTTGATGAGGGACCTAAGGGTTGGGTAAGCTTTTTTACATATAAGCCAGACCACATGTTTAGCCTTCGCAATGACTTCTACACCATGAAAGATGGTGAATTATTCCGTCATTATGATACAGCTTCAACAAATGCCCGCGGCACTTTTTATGGTGAACAAACAGGTGCTTCTATAACATTTGTGTTTAATCCAAATGTAAGCTCTGTTAAAAACTTTCAAACAGTAGGCTATGAAGGAAGTAATGGATGGGAAATAGATACTGTAGTTGATAATAACAATGTAAGTTATTTAGGATTTATTTCAAGCGAAACAGGGCAAGATTCAGTTAATAATGTGTATGCAACATCGAATGATTCAACTACATCTGTAAAAAGTTATTATGGCGGTGAGTATGTAATAAACCCAGCAGATGGACAAGTTGTAGAGAAAGCAGACTATTACTCTGTATTGGGCACATATGATCCTGCGTTTATAAAATACTATGCTGGCTTTGACAGGAAAGAAAACAAATATGTTGCAAGATTAAAAAACAACACTACAATTAGAATTGGTGAAATCCTTCACGGTAGACAAATATCCGGTATTAGAGGATTTTTTGCAACAGTTACAATTAAAACAGATGATGTTACTGATGTAGGTGGCTTTAAAGAATTATTTGCAGTATCATCTAATTATGTAGAATCATCATATTAAAATTATGGAACAAATATTAGAACTTTTTTTCGGTAATCCAGATTTAGGCTTAACTTATGCGCCGTTTCCTGCGCTTGCAGCAGTAGGTATTAGCGCTGGCGCTAGTTTGCTAGGCGGTATATTTGGATCAAAAAAAGCAAAAAGGCGGGAAAAAGCAGCAAGAAAAGAAAAACTTAGATTAGAAGGTGAGCTTAGAGCAGCTGAAAACAATAGGCAAGCAATCGTTAACCCTTATGAAGGCGTTAAAGAAATACCTGTTTCTATGTCTAACCCCTTTGAAAATATTGGCGTTGCTACAAATGCAGCTACAATGCAAGCTGAAGAAGCTGATATTGCTCTTGCTAACACATTAGACACAATAAGATCGACTGGCGCGAGTGCCGGTGGAGCTACTGCGCTTGCCCAGGCAGCTCTTAAAAGTAAAAAAGGTATTGCAGCAAGCATTGAACAACAAGAGGCTAAAAACGAGCAATTAAAAGCTGAAGGTGAATTTAAGAAAGAACAGTTTGAACAGCAAGCAATGCTTTCTGAAAAACAAAGAGTGCAGCAATCTGAAGCTGCTGGCAAGCAGTTTGTATTCCAGCAACAAGAAAATAGAGAAGTTGCAAAATTAAATAGACTTTCTGCACAAATCACAGGTCAACAACAGCAAGAAGTTGCTGCACAACAAGCAGGCGCCTCTGCTATTTCCGGAGCTATATCAGGAATTGGAAGCGCTGTTAGCGCTGGGCTAACTGGAAAAGCTTTTGACGTATCTGATAAAAGATTAAAGAAAAATATTAAATTAATAAAATATTCACCAAGCGGATTAAAAGTATATAGTTTTGAATATATTAATAAAATGTTTGGCGACGGTGTTTATCAGGGAGTTATGTCTGACGAAATACCTAAAGATGCAGTTATAAAGCACTTTGATGGATTTGATAGGGTAGATTACTCTAAAATTGACGTTGAATTCAAAAAAATATAATAAATGGGAGCATACGAAAATCCACAAACTGTCGTAGACGACAAGAGTGCGCTTATACTCGCTAAGGGGTTTGAGTCTTTTGCTACAAGCCTTAACACGGCTGTTTTAGAACGTGCTAAAAAAGAAAAAGAACTAGCGGATCAAACACTTCTTGACGATGCTACCTACACTAAGGCTACCGCTTCTGGAACTAGAAAAGCAGATAAAGCTGTAAACGATTATCTTGAAAAGTTCGGCGATCCAGGTGACGCTATGGTTGGGATGGTACGCGGCAATTTAGCGCGTCAATACGAGCTTGAAGAGTTAAACAAGGCATTTATACCTAGGAATGAAGAGCAAAAGGCAGAGCTAGAAGCTAATATTAAAGAAGAGCAGCAATTAAGAGCTCTAAATGATAACTTTTTAGACGCTATACAAGATGTAGATACAACTATGGCAGAGGTTGGTGAGGCACAAGTGCAAAGTGGTGAAGGGTTATTAATGGGCGGACCTGGTACTGTTGATAAGAGCAAAAATAGTGGCAATGACGTATATTTTAAAGCTGCGTCTATACTTAATGGCCAAAGACCTGCAGAAAAGCCTTTTGAACAGACTAAAAACTCACAGGGAGATGTAATATTAAAATTCTACCCCGAAGGTGAAGAAGCATTTGAATGGAATGTTACACAAAACCCTACAGCTTATAAAGTTCCTGAAACAAATAAAAAAATTGACACTGCTTTAACTGGTGGTGAAAACCCTGTATATGTTAAAACAAATACTGGATATCAAATGTCCGATAAGTATCTTCAATATGAAGAAAATGAGCAGGGCCAGAAAGAGGTTAAAAAAACATATAGATACGTTACAGAAGAAGATGGTACTGTAAGAAGAGAAGTTGCAGACTCTTATGACGTAGAAGGTTTAAGAACAGCTACAGCTGCACAAGTGCAAGCGTCTATACAAGGTATGAGCGATCGCGATATGCAATCACAGTTTACCAATCAACTTTTAGTGGACACATCGGGAGAGAGTATCACTTACATGCATGAGGGTAAGGAAAAAACGATTACAATCACTCCTGAAACATTAAACACTGAAGATGGCGCTCCTTTATCTGATGAACAAAAGCAAATATTTTTAGCTTCTCAAACGTTTGTAACAAATGCAAACTTTCCAGTATCACTAGATTATAAAATTGATTCTACAGGAAAAGCTCTAAACACTGCTGAAAAGAATATAATAGACGGGCTAAATAAACTTGAAGCTACTGAAGGCGGGACAATAAAAATAGGCCCAAATATATATGCCAAGAAAGAAGATGGCAAATATATTATAGAACAAAGAGGCACGCAGCTTGCTAACACAGTAGAAATCGATAGCACTGAAAGTATAAAAGACATTTTAAATTTTGTCACTGGAATAGATAGGGCTGCTGTTGAAAAAAAATTATCACCTAAGCCTAAGCCTAAAAACAAATTACCATAATAAAATAAAATAATATGTCAAAATATATTTTTGAAGGATCTGAATATACTCTGGAAGAAATTCAAGAGGCAGCTGCTGCTAAAAATATGTCTGTAGAAGAATATTTAGCTGCTAATCCTAATATACAAGTTATTGAGGATATCGCTACTGAACCAGATGTTCAAGATCAAGAAGAATTTGAAGACCCTTTTTTGCAGAGTGTAAAAAAGACAATAGGTCCTGTGGAGGAGGCTGCGGCTGTAGGACCGGAAGCAACGGCGGAGCAGCCAGATACGGATTTAGTTTCGGAAGATATTTCTTTGGATTCACCAGATCCTAGATATATTGAGTTTGATATAAACGGTGAGAAAACATATAGCTCATACGAAGACGTTGAAAAAGAATATGGCAATGTTGAGGATTACATAAGAAAATTTAGAGGTCAGGCAAAAATTGTAACCCCACCTAAGCAGCTAGAGGAAGTTGTTGTAGAGGGCGATGCAGAAAAAATTGTAGATCCAGGTAAATATTTAACAGAAGTTATAGAAGCTGATGAAAATTTCTTTTCAAGAGATTATGATCAAATTCAAGCAGACTTAGAAGTGCAGTTTCCAGATGTTGAGTTTTCGTCTACAGTAAGAACAGGTTCTACTGCAGCGGCCGGAGGACGTGTAATAAAAGCTAAAAAAGACGGTAAAGAAATTAAACTTTTTACTGATATTACAACACCTGGGCCCAAAAATACATTTTATACTGATAACATAAAAAGCTTAAAAAAGTTTTTATCAGAAACATACAAGCCAGAAGAAGTAAAACGCACAAAAGAGCGTATAGAAGTTGCAGAAACAGAAGCTTTAGATATTTTGCAGCCATTAGCAGACGAAGCAAAACAATCTACAGATTATCAGGATTTTGATAATGAAGATTTATTTAAGCCTTATACTAAAAAAGTTGAAGCTACATCTTTTGTAGGTGGTGTTCCAACAGGCGGTGGGTATGAAACAGAAGTTAGGCCATACGAGGCGCGTTTAAAAAACGCTTATAATAAGCTAAAAAAGATTTCGCCTGAAAAAACAGAAGAGCAATTAAAAGTTGAAGCTGAAGCTCAAGTTAGAGCAGAGTTAAAAAATGAATATGTTTTTAATTACCAAAGCGAACAAATACAAGATAAGATTGCGAGCATTGGAAATAGAGGCATAAGAACAAACTTGCAAGCTTTTTTAAATACTGGATATTTAAGCGCTAATTTTAAAGCACAAACGTCTTTAGATAGAATTGCATTAGAAAAAGAAGCGACAAATATTTTTTCTAAAATAATAGAAGGTGGAGATGTAACCCAATTAGAAACCGACAAGTTTGTTAATGTATTAAAAAAATTAGATATTGATGTTAATACAGATTTAACAAAAAAAGTTATTTTACCAAGTGGTTCTGTTGTTAGCGAAGCTTTTGTAGATGGTGCTTTAAAGTTTCAAGCGAAAGCGCAAGCGGATGAAATACTTTATTTACAGTCCCAAGAAGAAATAAATAAAGCCATAGGCGATATTAGTAATATTGAAGCTGCTTTAGACGCTACCCGAAGAGATTATGATCTTGCTGATAAAGCTATGACATCAATAGGTGTAGGTGTTGGGGATATTGGGGTTGGAATAACGTATTTAGGCGGTAAAGTTTTGTCTTTACCTACATACTTAGTAGGTGGATATAAGCCTATGAATAAAGCTCTAGATTCATTTGCTGTTAAATACAATGAAGTGACAAATGACATTAGAGAAAGTTATGTTAGAGACGTAGCGTTCGATGATGCATTTAAAGAAGGAAACTTTGGCAAATTTGCATTGCAAGAAGTATCTAATCAACTACCTATTATTGCTTCAATTATGGCTTCAGGCGGGGCAGCAGCTTATGTTATAGGTTCTTCTTCTGCGGGTAAGCAGATGATGGATATGCAAACTGAAATTGCCAACGGCACCGCCGAATACACTGGTTCAGAAGTATGGCTTAAAAGTTTAGGGTTTGGTGTTGCTGAAGCAGCATTTGCTCAGTTAACAACAATACCAATATTAAACAGAGCTAAAAGCACATTTTTAAGAGGAAATCCAAAAGCTAATTCAATAGTTGATAATAGCACTGCTGCATATGCAAAATCCGGTTATAAAGGAGTTATTTCTGATACACTATTAGAGTCTATTGGTGAAGTTGCTACGGTGGGCACACAGAATCTTTTATTAGGCAACCCATTCGTAGAAGGCATGGATCACGCTGGGTTTTCAGGAGCTGGGTTTGGTCTTTTATTTTCAGGTATACCATTTATGCGTGGACTGCATCTGTCTAGGTATTCCGACTATTCAAAACTTAAAAAAGTACGCGAAATACAAGCAGAAATAAATGGACTTAGTTTAGAATATAATGGCGCTAAAAATGAAGCTGAAAAAGCTAGAATAGAAGAGCAGATTAAAAAATTAAGTGTTGATGCTGCAAATGAAATACAATTGCAGGAAAAAAATATTAATGAGCATATTACAGCAAGAGCTGGGCAATATGTAATTGATATTACAAATAGACAAGCAAAAATACAATTAGAGGCAAAAGCTATACTATCGGATGGGTCGCTTACAGAATCACAAAAAGCAGCAAGACTACAGCAGTTGCAAGCTGAAACAGATTATTTGCAATCTTCAAAAGAAGGGGCTTTAAAAGACAGTGCTAAAGTAAATAAGTTTACTGAGTTTTTACTTTTGAAAGGCTCTAATGAAGCACAATATAATCAATACCTAAACGACGCGCAAGCACTATTATCAGCCGATAAAACCGCTGCTTCAGAAGAAAAAATACAATCAAAAGCTTTAGAATTATATTTTCAAGATCAGATTGTAGCTGAAAACAGTAAGGCTAACAAAAGGTTAGGTGCTAACTTTAAATCATTTAATACTGTTAAAGAAGCAACTGCTTTTATACAAAATAGCAAAACTATTTCTGACCCTGATAAGAAAACGTTAATTCAAAACTTAAAAGATGGTGACGACGGCGCAGCATATGTAAGCCCTGAAGGTAAGAAAACAACATATGCAGTTGTAGAAAATCAAGTTAGAAATCAACGTAAGTTTATTCGAACACATGAAGTTGGCCATCAAGTATTTTGGGATATTTTAGGTACAGACCCAGCGGCTTTTGATGAAATAGGAAGGCAGTTATTAGAAACAACCAAAGTAATAAGCCCTTCAATACATAAGCAACTTTTAAAAGAAGAGGGTAATGGCGTTGAAATTGTTGCAAGATTTTTAGAGCGTGTTGCCGCAGGTGACGTGGACTTTAGAAATAACAACGCAAAGAAAGCAATGTCAGGATTGTTTGGAACAATAGTTCAAAAGAAATTTGGCAATGAGTATGACTTTAATTTTGCAGGTGAGACTGATATGTTTAACTTTGTTGTTGGTATTGGTAAAAAGATTGCAGATGGCAGCTTAACAACGACAGACATTAAAAAAGCAAAAGGTAGTGAGCTTGTAAAACAAGTAAAAGACGCGGCTATTGTATTGCCAACTAAACAAGAGCAAACAAGACTTAAGCGCGCGGCTTCAACTAAAAAAGAATTAAGCGATGTGTTTCCGGAGGATATGGACAGCACGAATGCTTACTTTACAGTCACAAATACAAATGCGCTTGATGGTAGCATAATTAATGCAGCAAAAGCAGCAGGTATACCTACGGATAGACTAGATGTTGATGCTATTAAAGAAAATATTGGTATTAGGTTAATTAAAAATTACGACCCTGATAAAAATACTGTATTTGGATATTTATTAGGTCCAAAAGGTATTGTAAGAGCAGCGGTTCTTGATCAAGCTAAAAAGTTTAAAGAAACAGTTACTGATACTGCAAAATCGCTTGACATTCAAGCCGGCGAGTTAGGCTCTGTTGCTGAAATAGCAGCTGATGAGATTTCTATAGAAGAAAGAGAAGCTAGAGAAGCGGAAGAGGAGGCTGAGGCTGCCTCTACGTTTAATTTAACAACATCTAGCGCGCTTTTACCAGCTACAACAAGTAAAGCTAAAGATAAAGTATTAGGTATAGTTAGAACGCTTAAGAATAAAATTAATACTGCTGTTTCTAAAAACGTAAACACTGTACCAATTGTAAAAGAAGTCATACAGTCATCGGCTAAGTCTATTGACATTGATATTAAAAAACAAATTGGTGGCAAAGCAGATTTAAAATTACGCAAGTGGACCATTGATAACAAAGCCGACATAATTAACAACGCTTCCGCTACATGGTTAATGGGTAAAGATAGCGGTAAAACTGTTAAAGGTGGCATACCAATCGCTATTGAAAAGTCTGTTGGTGGTAAATATACCGGTAAAACTATTGAAATAAATGTTGGCGGTAAAACTGTTAAAGTAAAAGAATTTAAACCTAATTTTATACCTTATCCTGAGTGGGTAGGGCAAAAAATTGATCGTGAAAAAACACTTGAAAGAGGACAAACATCAGGCAATGAAATTGTAAGGAAAGTTAAGCCGGCAAAAATAAGCGATAATGCTTTTGCAGACTTTGTTACAACTGAAGATGGTACACCAATACGAGGTAGAAAAGAATCATTATCACAAGAGCTAGCAAGTAGATTAGGTGGGCAAATATTCAGAGAAGAAATGCTGAATGCAGAATCTGATATTTCAAAAGCTTTTGAACAAAATCAAGATTTACGCGGCGCTGTACTTTCAGATAATTTTAGAAATGAAATTATAGAACAAACAGAACGCGGTTTGATTGCTAGAAGCGCAGGTATGGCTGTCGAGTCTGCAATTGGGGCAATGACTAGGGCTACAAACACTGAAAGAGCTGAGGCATTACAAAAAATTAAAAGTCTTCTTTCTCCAAAAGAATATCAAACATTATATGATACTGAAATAGGCCCATTTTTGGATGTAATGGAAGAAATTGACGAAGGCGGATGGTATGTTGCAGAACAAAAAGCAATTGATGGATTTAATAAATTGCAAAAAATAGTTGACAATTTAAAAATAACACAAACAGAACCTGTAGGCGACCCATCATCTCCAGATGTAATTTTTGAATATGAAGGAGTTCCTATAAATTGGGAAATTAAAAAAGGTAAAAACGCTAGGCTAAGTCAAATGTACATTTCTAATTGGAGTACCGACTCACCCGGTATTTCTAGAAATGTTAAACAAGAATATAAAGATGAAATATTAGAAGCTGAAAAAAATAACAAGGGTTTAAAAAAGTATATAGATCAGCTAACAAATGGTAAGTACTCTGATAAAATAACATTTGATGGCAAAAACTGGATTATGCCTAAAAATGTATATTATGCTTTACAGAGACTTGGCTTTCAAAAAAATGCGACTACTAAATTAACATTACCAACTGATATTGTTTCTCAATTGTATAAAGAAAAAAATACGCACTATATAGGTTTTACAGATATAGGTAATTTTTCTTTAGATTCAAATCCAATGGGGCTTAACTTACCGCCGTTTTTAGGTGAAGTTGATATTAATGTTAAATTTAAGCCTAACTTTAGAAGCGATGGCACTGTTAGTGTTTCAAGAGTAGCATATCCTTCGCTTACAACTCAGACAGCTTCTGACTTAGCAAAAACTTCAACAAGCAGTGTGTATAGCACAAGCTCAATGAAGAATTTATTTGAGTCTATAAACAAAGGTACTATAGCGGCTTCAAAAGGTAAACCTGTTTCTGATGTACTTAAGAAACAATATGAACAGCAACAAAATTATTTAATATCACTTACAAAAGGCGAATTAGATAAAAAAGATACATTTGACATGCGACAAGTTATAGCTAGACAAATGTTTCCTGCGCAAGCTATGAATGATGCAGTTATGGCTGGAACAACCGATTCATTTGGCGCGCTTACAGACGCTCAAAAGAAAAAGGTACTAGCCAAGGTGCCGGGTATGATAGCTAGAAGTAAAAAAAGAAAAGTAAGTCTTAATTCTGAGTTTAACAAAATGATAGAACGTGCTTCGGGTATTGCAGCGCGTAAAAAATTATCTGGAGTTGTAGCTCGTAGAATAGGCGCTAACAAAGGCATGTTCAAATTATTCTTGCCTCCATCCGCTGAAGATTTAAGAGGGTTGTATTACTCACTTCTTGGTAGCGGTAGACAAGGCGAAGCTGATAAAGAATTTTTCAAAGACCACGTAGTTGCGCCATATACTAGAGGCATAGCTGCTATGGAAAAAGCTAAGCAAGCTATAATGAATGACTTTAAAGCTTTGCGTAAAATATTCAGACCAGATTTAAAAGCGGCAGGCATTCAAAGTATGAATCAAAAAGTACCTGGAATGGATATAAGCGTGGATCAAGCTTTGCGTATATATTTATGGACACAGTCTGATAAAACAATTCCTGAGCTTACAGAAGCAGATCAAAAGAAAGCGGTTGAGTATATTTACAAGACACCGATACTCCAAGCGTACGCAAATGGTTTACTAGCAATTAGCAAGCAAGATAGTTGGTCAGATCCTACTGAATATTGGGATGCTCAAACAACTTTGTCTGACCTTACTGATATTGCATTAAACGTAAACAGGAAGCTTTATTTAAAAGAGTTTATTGAAAATACTGAACAAATATTTTCACCGGATAATTTTAATAAAATAGAGGCTACACTTGGCAAAAGCGCAAGGCAATCTTTTGAGGATATTCTTTATAGAATGCGAACAGGTAGTAACAAACCTTCTGGAGGCGACTCTATTGTAAATAAATGGAATAACTGGGTAAATAATTCTGTAGGAGCTATTATGTTCTTTAATAGACGATCTGCTACCTTACAGCTGCTATCTACTGTAAACTTTTTAAATTATACGGATAATCACCCGCTAAGAGCAGCGACTGCATTTGCAAACTTTCCACAATATATAAAAGATTGGACTACAATATTTAATTCGCCAAAGCTCAAAGAACGTAGAGGCGGATTAAAAAGCGATGTGCAAGAAGCAGAGATTGCAGCAGCAGCTAAAAACGCTAATAATAAACCTTTAGCAATGATTAGCTACCTACTTAAAATAGGTTTTACACCTACTAAAATAGCAGATAGCTTTGCAATTGCAACAGGTGGGGCGGCATTCTACAGAAACAGGATTAATACATATAAGAAAAAAGGATTTGATGATGCTGAAGCGGAGGCAAAAGCATGGGAAGATTTTTCAAATATATCAGACGAAACACAACAGTCTGGTGATCCAATGCTTATTTCAAAACAGCAAGCAGGTACTATGGGTAGACTTATATTAGCTTTCCAAAATACCCCAATGCAGATTACTCGTTTTCAAAAGCGTGATTTTCAAGATTTAATTAATAGAAGACGCATTAAAGGTAAGAACCAATTTCAAAGTGATATGACGTATTTAAGTCGTATTACATATTATACGGCTATTCAAAACTTAATCTTCTCTACATTACAAAATGGATTGTTTACATTGTTACCAGGATTTGATGATGAAGACGAAGAAAACTTAACCGCTGAAGAGCTTGATAAGATTGAAAGAAAAGAAGAGCAAAAAGTTCAAAATGTTTTGAACAGTATGCTTGATACAACACTTAGAGGTTCAGGATTATATGGCGCAGTTGCATCTACAATTAAAAATGTGCTTATTGAATATATGCGTCAGCAGGGAAAAGATCCGTTCCAAAAAGACAATGCTAAAATACTATTACAAGCAATAAACATATCACCCCCAATCGGCTCTAAGGCCCGCAAGTTTTATAATTCATTAGAAGCTATGGATTACGAAAGAGATGTGCTTGAAGCAAGAGGTTTTGGTGTAATGATAGATGGCAAGTTTCAATTAAGTCCGGCATATCAAGTGTTGGGCAACTTAGCATCAGCCACAATAAACCTGCCACTCGACAGGGCTGTAACGGAAATTGACGCAGTTACAGAAGCGCTTGATTCGCGTAATTCAGATATGCAAAGGATAGCAATGGCGCTTGGGTGGAAATCATGGGAAGTTGGTGCTGAAATTGAAGAGCACGAGCTAATTAATACTACCGCTAAAGAAACAAGAGCTATAGAGGCTACTCGTAAAAGAAAAGAACAATCTGCTGCTAAAAGACAAAAAGAAATAGATGCCATACAAGAAATGAGCCAAGAAGAAATAAACGCTTATGCTAATTGGAAATCAAAACCAGAAAATAAAGGCAAAAGATTATTAAATTACTTAGAGGAAAATAAATAATTATGAAATCAAACTCACCATTCGAAAAAAAAGATGCTTGTTACCGCAAAGTGAAAGCAAGATACAAAGTGTTTCCGTCTGCTTATGCAAGTGGAGCAATAGCTAAATGTCGCAAGGTTGGAGCGGCTAATTGGGGTAATAAAAGCAAAAAGTAATGTATCAATCACCGTTAAAAGTAAGAAAGACCGAAAAAGGTGCATCGCTTAAACGTTGGTTTAAAGAAGAATGGATTGATGTCCGTACAGGTAAACCTTGTGGTAGAACAAAAGGTGATGGAAGAGGCGTCCCGTATTGCCGTCCAAAAAAACGAATATCAAGTAAAACACCAAAGACTGCATCGGAAATGTCAGCATCCGAAAAAAAGAAAAAAGTTGCTGAAAAGAAAAGATTGGGTCAGCCGGCCGGCAAGCCTCGTCGTGTTAAATCTGTAAAAAGAAGAAAATAATGGCCACACAACTTGGAGAAAATACTAAAGTAACTCTTGATTTGAAAACCATAGGAATGGTAGTAGTTGGCGCTGTGTCTCTCGCTGCAATGTATTTCACATTGAAAAAAGATATAGAACTAGCTAAAGAGTTACCTGAACCTACAATTAGTCGAACTGAATACGATTTGAAAGATCAGCTTATTCGCGAAACAATAATCAATACGCAGGACAAAGTTGAAGAGAACAGTAATAAGTTAGATAAAATTGATGAAAAATTATATGAAATAATCGAAGAAATGTAAAATGAAAACACTTATTAATTTACTATTAATTTTATTTTCATCAGTAGCTGTAGCGCAAGAATATAAAGTAGTACAAATAAACACTGAATGGAATGACAAAAATAAGGTAGACCTGCCTTATAGCATAGAAGGAGCTAAAACAGTGTATGCTTTCCTTGAAGATCAAAACGAATCACTGCAAAAACAAATCCAAGCTGTACCAATTATTATTTTGTTTAAAGACAATAAGCCATTAAGGCAATGGTCCGCTGATTTAAGTTTTAAATTAAATATAAATATAGAAGAAATAAAAGATGCAATTAGGAAAGATAAGCAAAAATATATCAGAGCGAGAAGCAATTGAGTCTTATACAGCTAAAAGAAAAGGTATAGAAAATATACCAAGCGAATATCAGTTAACCAATATGGTAGCTGTGGCTGAGAATGTATTTGAACCATTAAGAAAATGGGTTGGTGGCCCAATAAAAATTAATTCTTTTTTTAGATCCCCAGAACTAAACAAAGCCATAGGAGGCAGTGGCAAATCACAGCATTGTGAAGGCCGCGCAATTGATATTGATGACGTATATGGTCGCAAATCAAACGCGGAAATGTATAACTACATAAAAAACAATCTTGATTTTGATCAGCTTATATGGGAATTTGGAACAGACGATAACCCTGATTGGGTACATGTTAGTTATGTATCTGTTGATGGAAATCGCAGACGATGCCTGAAGGCAGAAAAAGTGAACAATAGAACAACCTACAAAATAATATAACAATGTTTAGAAATTATAAATAAACAGGAATAAAAAAAATGGGCACCATACCCAAACATCCTGTAACAAAGAAGGGGAAGCTTAACGGCCTCCCCTTTTTTTATTATCCATCACAAGCAACACAATCCGGATCCATAGCACTCGCGGCTATATCACCTCTTAGTACAGATTCTGTTCGCATATAATATAATGTCTTAATACCTTTCTTCCAAGCGTCCATGTGGACTTGATTAATCCACTTCGGTGTAGCTTCAGAAGGAAAAGCTAAATTCAAACTAACAGATTGGTCAATATATTGTTGACGTATACCAGCTTGATTAACTAGCTCTAATTGATTTATTTCTTTAAAGGTTTTAAACACATCTTTGACTTTATCAAAGCCCGTTAAATCGAGCGACTCTTGCTCTGACAAGCGTACTAGCTTGTTATTAACATAGCCGAAATCATCAAGCTCTTTAACGTCTTGAATACTTCCACCATCGGCCATGATCTTATCCCACGTTTCTTTAGTATTAATACCAACCTTACGTAGAACTTTTTCTAGCTCTTTGTTTTTCCTAATGAACGTACCCTTCGCGCTTTGTTCAGTGAAAACATTAGCGGCCCAAGGCTCAATGCCAGGACTAACATTACCGGCAAGCTTACTATTAGACACAGTAGGAGCAACAGCCC